ACTGATTGTAACACAGAAAACGTTCCTTACGTGAATGCTGCATCATTATGGCACGACCTAAAGGAAGAGAAGCCACCATTAAAAAAGTGGGTAATGTTCCGATATAGTGGTAGAGGCGTAAATCCTACGTCTCTTCACCACGGAGCGATGAGTGATGATGGATGGATAGTCACTAGAGGAGACGGAACACAGCGTATTGAAGTTCTGTATGAGTGCTACGATAAGATTGAGTGGCTTGACTTTGATGAACTAAAATAATGATAGTATATGAAAGCAAAGGATTTTTTGAATGCCATGCAAGTCATGGATGAGTTTACGGAATTAGTATCTTGTGTTTATCCCGATAAGTATAAGATAGTTTGTATGAAGCATGGGATAGATGAACGTGATGCTATGGATATGTACTCCTACTTACAGAAAATGAAGAGTGGTGAGTATTGGCGAGTTAGTAATAAGCCAAAAGATTATATTGAACGTGTATTGGCTATGGCAAATGAGGCATATAGCCTTTATACGAACAATAGTTTAATTTTAGATATGGCGAATTTTGGCGATGATTTAACTAGAATCCTTGTAATCTTCGAGAAGGAATGTAAAAGAATCCAACAGGAGTTTGACCTCAAAGAACAAGGGACGTATGTTGCTATTGCTGAACTTATTAGTAGTGGTTATTCTGTTGTGTCTGTTATTCGTCAATCAGATAGCATTGATAGTAAAAACTATGTAGGCGAAAAAATAGATAAAAATCAGTCTCGTATTCCTATCTATGATGGCGATGTGATGCTCTGTTTCGTTAAAAAGCCTGAGTTTTGGAGCACAGATTGTTATAATTGCGGTCTTTATATCTGCGAGGAAGGTTCATACCATAAATTACTCTATACTCCAAATAAGGGATATGTAAGACATGGAGAACCAGATACGGATGAAGATTTTGAGCTTAATATAGGAGAGAATGCCTTCACCGATTACATTATGACTTTGGGGCAGTCTTTTTATAAGCTAGGCAATATTCATGCAGGAATTGGTTTCTTGGTAGAAAAACATAATAATGACAAATAAAGAATTTTTTAATGCGTATCGTGGAAAGCCTGTTCTTTATAAGGGAAAGGATATTGGCGCATACGTGGCTGGGTATATTGAAGATAAGTATATCATCTTAGGATTTGATGATTATACAGGCTGCATTCTGTACTTCACATCTAAGGTGTATAAAACGCTTGGTGAAACATATAACTCATACCGATTCGCAAAGTTGAAGTATTTGGAAATTGTAAAACATTAACAATATGGGAGAATATAAATATACAAATAAAGAGGAAAGACCCATTCCAAAATATAGGAATGGTGATATTGCTTGGTATATTGATGAATGGTTTGAAGCCCCACAACGCTGTATAGTAAAGGGATGCTGCAACGTATCTTGGTTCGAGGGAAATGAGCTTAACCCTTCTGGCTGGTGGATAGATTACAAATATAAGCCCGACTATTGTGAACGAACTAAACAGCATACAATTAGAGAGGAATCACTTTTTGATACCGAGCAAGAAGCTTTAATTGCATTGTTCGAGCAGTTTAAAGAAAAAGTAAAACGTAAAGTAGAATTCTTTAATAAAGAGTCAAAAAAGCTTGGTATTAAACAAGAGTTGCGATTGCTTTAAAAAGGGTAGGGGAAGTTATTCTTCCCCTATCTCTTTTAAACCCAAATCTATTAATAGCTTATCCAATATCTCATTCACGTCATTACGGAAACTTCGGTAAGTAACATAATAGAAACTGATGTTTTTGTAATCATGGCTTACATTAGAACATGTACACCCCAAAACCTTAGCGATTTTTTCTCTTAACCCTCTTCTCATTTTAGAACCGCCAAGGGCACTAGGAGAATAAAGATAAAGAATAACAAAGATAAATTGCTTGCGTACCATTGTGGAATTTCGTCCGGCATGATAGCTCATAAACTTATCGTAAATATTGCCTACTTGCGATAAATCTTGCATCAATGGAATGGAAAGACTTATTTCTTCCTTGGATAAGATGGCCTTAGTTTCTCTAATCCATTTTATGCGTTCCATGATTTTCTTTAGATTCGTTTCAATGTCTGGTTCTTTCATTCTTTTCTATTTTTAATCCAACATTTCATAGACGAAGTTAACCTCGTCTGCATCTATTTGTTTCCTAAACTTTTCTATGTTAGAAACTATCAACGAGCAGTGCTCAAACGAACTCTGCCCATTGATAACTTTTTCTATTTTTGTTATTCGGTATCTCATTTTATTTCGATAAGTGTTAAAATACAATACCCCAATAAATCTTTATAGCTGTCTAGGACAGGCTCTTCTTTAGCATCCTCGTTCAAAGTCAGCAAAGAGCAAATACGATTAATCTTCTCTTGCAAATGGCCGAAGGCATACGGATAACCATCTTTAGCAAAACATTCCGAAAATGCGTTTCCATACCGCTTATTTTTGGTTTTGAACAATTCGATTTGCGATTCGATGATGTCGTTATAATCTGAAACAATATACCAAGAGAGCGTAAGCAAGGCTTCCATCGCCATTACGCTGATATGGCTTCGTAAGGTTTCTTTGTCTTCAGAAGATGCTCGTATCTCATACATAAGACGAAGGAAATTGGCTGCGCTTGAAAATAATCCGAGCTTTCCGAAGTCCTCCCTTAGAGATGACACGAAAACGGCATTATCCTTGCATTCAATCATGTCTGCCAAACGTCTTATCACAAAGATATACTTGTTAGCATATTCGCAACACCCATTGTTATTTTGTTCCACCATGTCCGTATCCTCCTCCACGATTATTTTCCATATTCAACTCTCCAAGTATGCAATCTGGATTTTCTACCTTGCGGAATGCGCCCTGGCAAACACGAGTGCCTTTCTTGACTACGAAAACATAATATTCGTAATCTGAATCTAGTTTGAATTTGCTATCCTTTGTCGGCATATAACGGTCGGAATTAACTCTATAAAGCGCACCAATATCGTTTCTATAGTCTTCATCGACCAGACCTAGACAAATATCAATGTCCGCTCTAACATTAGTCATGTAACCAACTTGTGTTTCGTTCTTGCCAATAAAGGCCACATCAACTTCCATACCTTTGTCAGTAAAGCCAGAACGTGAACGAATATCCAAGCCAACACCTTTAGGAAGTTCAATTCCTAAATGTAGGTTGATGTGACCTCTACCCATTTTCACCCAAGGCATATTCAACACTACATCTTGTGGGCAGTAAAAATCAACTGCCGCTGCATTACCTTCCTTATAAGGAACACTACCACCTCGCAAGTCAAGTACATAAGCCTTGCCTTGTGCAACTAACTTTTTTATTAACTCCTTATCCATTGTATATAAAGCCTAAATCATTTAAAGTTCTACAATTCTTAACCAGTCCTTTTGCCCATAAATTGCGCAACTCAGGTAACGGGTCTTTTCCGTACCTATTCTTTATGGTTGCTAAGGTCAAGATTTCCGGTTTAATATGTTTATCTCTTTTCTGTTGTCTTAGCTCCTTCAGAATATTCTCTAAGTTCTCCATTGACGAAATTCTCCATTGTTATATTGTCAACCCCAAATTTATCAGCAAGATCATCGTTCCCAATAATCAGCCAATTAGATTTGTCTTTTAGAAAATCTATACTCTCGGTGCTTTTTGCAGCATCAACAAAAGTATCATCAATATTATCAGTAGAGCAATATGGAACTACCGCATTAACTGTATACATAGCAATTTCGTATGAAATAACCGATACCATTTTCTTGAATGTTATATCGCTTGAATACATTACTTGGTTCTTGTCATATCCTAAGATGTTGACACGGACTATATTATTATCTGCTTGCAACGCTCTAAAGAAATCGTGCTTTAGCTGAAAATCCGTAATATCTACAGGATGCTCGTTACCCGATGGAATACTTATAATATCCAACAGGCTTACAAAAATAACTTTTTTATTCATTGTCTTCATCTGTTAATAATTTATCTATTGTTTTTTCTAATTCGTCTAATCTTAGAGTATAATCCTCTTCGTAAACGCATGTCAATGTAGAAATAAAGAACTTATCATTATCTGTTCTCAATTCAATCTCCATGTATTCCTCGTAATAGCTATCATATTTAATTGCTATCGAAAAGGAGTTCATGTAAGCTGGATTAAACCTCCTCTGCAAAGCTTGTGCTCTCGTAAACGCATCATTGAATTCGTTTGTCATGGTTCAATCTTTTGTGTAAGCATTTCTCTGTTCTTTGCCATTGCATCATGGAAGCCTAAATCGTATCTGTCGGTCTGCTCCAGCTCATAGTTCCGCTTTATAAGTTCACTTGTCTGATACGAACTCTTTGCAAGTTGAATCTTAAAATAGACAAACTCAACAAACATAGCCATAAAGCAAAGAACAAAACCGATAATTACCGCTGCCTTTGTGTACTCCTTGCAGAACCTTACAATACACTTAGCAACCCAGCATGTTGTACTAACTATGCCTACAAGTACAAGGTAAGGAATTCGTAAAAGAACCTTGCATAACATACTCATAGTACTCTTCGTATAAGATGCGAAATCCGTACTCGTAAAAACTAACTTTAACTTCTTCATATTTTAGCCTATTTAATGTTTATCAAAAGTCTTTTGTTAACGAACCACAACAAATCAATACCATTCATCATGCAATATCCGCAAAGCATGCCAATCAAGATTATTATCTTCTTGAACACTCGGTAATGTGTCATTTCAATCTTCAGCATAGACATCATCAAGTCTTCAAAGGAACGGTCTCTCATTGAATCTGGGTCTAGCCTCAACGATTTGACATTCATCTTGTACTTATTGGCCATTGAGAATAATATAATAGCAAACTCTGCTAATTTGTCCTCTAGAGTTCCGGCAACGAGTTTAGAATATATTTCTATCGTACCACGTCCATTAACATTTTCATATTCCCAACGTTTGGCGTTGAAACGACCTTCGTATTTGCGCATTTCTACAATAGCGTCAATTACGTTGAATGTTTCTGCTCTTTGGGTCTGGCTAGCAACATCAAAGTTGCAAGCCTCTATAATCTGTTCTATTTCTGCTATCTCCATTTTATACTATTGAATCTAAGTCAAAATCATTAGAAGGAATGAAAGCCACATGGTCTTTCTCCCTTGTCATCGTTTTCTCTCCTGTTCGTACGCAATTAATTTGCTTGGGATTTTTATGTCGTACCACAAATGTTCCAAAGCTGCGTATCACAACACGGTCTCTGTTGCGCAACGATTGCTTTGTGAGGTCTATGAAATAATTCACAATGGCTTGAACATCATCCTTGCGGAACTTTTTGCCATTTACATCTCTAAGGTTCTTAATGATTGCCTTGACAATTTCTTCTTTCTTCATATTCTCTAAGTTTTTTATTCCCTAAACTTCTAATCAAGTCGTATGGGTCTATACCATATTTCTTAACGAAACATTCTCTTAGCTTGCATATAGCCTTAAAATCTGCATTTGTTGTATTCTTGACTATCATATAAGCTGAGTCTAATCTAACATCAGCTTTAGGAGCTTTAACCCGAAAAATCTTGTTGCCTTTCTCGTCTTCGATAAGTTCTATATTAACTTCCTCGCCCTTAGCTTTTTTTCTTGCCGCCCATTCTTCATAAGTGATGGCATTTTGCTTGATAGCCTCATCTTCTTTAGCCTCTTTCTCTTTCTGTATATTTGCCTCTACTGCTTTTATGGCATCTATACGATGGGAACAGAAAGTATTCAAGCTCTTTGTTATAACTTGCGGATTTGGCTTCTTGTAGAATTTCTCAAACTTTCCGGCAATAAACATCTTGAAGAAAGTAATCAGCTCGTTCAGATTAAGGAAATAATACTCATCCTTTATAGCATTTGCAGTCATTATCTTGATATTGTCAGTAACCTCATTATTTACAAAGCCACAAATACCATAGACTTCAGAAACCCATGCTACAAGCCATGTTATTGCACTTCCTTCTCCATAACATAAGTCAAGATAGGTAAGTGTTGGTGCGTTGCTTTTAAAAGCTTTTCCGATTGGCATCTTACTACCTACTTGGCTTGATGGAGAGAAAGACATTAGAACGTTATCGAATGTTCCGTACTCATTGAATATTCGTTGCTTTTCTCTGTTGATTGAGACGCTGCACGAGGTCAGCTGATTCTTGGTAATAGCCTTGCTCTGCGTCTTTATTAGTCCCTTGCTTTCTATCATCATAATTTCCTTCCAATACTTTAACAAAATTATTTGGTCTCATAATCCAATCAAAACTCGCCATCCATCCATTACTACCATTAAGGAATGAAGATGCTGCCGCCTTGTCAATCATCAACTTCATCTGCTCACTCCCATATTCTTTAAGCCGTGAATTAATCATTGACTTTCTCTTCGAAGTCAGGGCATGAACAAGAGGCATTCCTCTTCCAACGATAACCTTATTGAAATATTCGCAAACCTTCTTTGCTTTATCATCCACTTGTTGTACACTAGGGACGTTGTTCAATGCTATTCGTTCAGGTTCGTTCTTGTGTGGTTTAGATTCTTCACCTTCAGCAAATTCTATGTTGTCTTCATGCTTCCAAATAAAGACTTTTCCGCTACCGATAGATAACATTTGTTTCTCAAATAGCCCCTCAATAGCTTTTTTTACCTTTGCCACCGACATACCTATCTTATTCGATAATTCCTTGTTGCTCCCATATACATATCCGTCTTTGTCAGCATTAAATGACAGACGGACGAAAGCGACCAATTCATCTGCATCCAAGCTACATGCTTTTTCGTCTAATTTTACTACCATATCTTAAAAAAATGCATTTGTTAATTGTTTATTTCCACTCATTATTACCCACTTTCCTTTGCCGTTTTGGTCTAGCAATTTCAAGTCTTCAACTTTTCCGAACCTCTCATAAGTACCACAGAGGTCAACAAACCAAGGTTGTTTCCCTTTTGATAGTCTAAGAAGTCTTCCTACGACTTGATAATATTGCGCTAATGAACGTGTTGGCTTTGCATACACTACAGTATCTAACTCCGGATAATCAAAGCCTACGACCAAGATTTGGCTATTTACCAATACCTTAGTCTGCCCATTGCGGAATCGCTCGATGATAGCCTCACGCTCTTTAGGTGGTGTCTCTCCGCAGACCATTTCGCAATTAGGTATGGAATAGGTCAGCATCTGAGCTTCTTTAACGAACTTAGTAAAAACCAAGATACCTTTACGTTGTCCACCTCGCTTCGGATTAAGCAATCTTTTGACAACATTAACTAGCCATCCGTACAAATCTACACGTTCATATTCTTGTTTGACACTTTGGTCAGTGTAATCACGGCAAGTTGAATTGAGCTGCAAGTTTCCTTCGTTCCATTGTGGTGGTGGGCATGTGTAATAGTTCGGAAGACAGATATATCCGTTTTTTGCCATATCCTCAACTTGAACATAGTAGATAAGCTCCTTGAAAATCTTGTCTCTACTTCTTGTCAGAAACTTCAGTATGCTACCATAGTTCTGATAGGAATACAGACGGAATGGTGTTGCGGTTAGACCTATGACCTTGCTCTTTAGTTTATCAAGAAACTCCTTATACATGCCGGATTCAGGTTTCACTAAATGAACCTCATCAATCAATATGTATTTGAAGTCAGTAAATAATTCGGGATGTCCTTTCACGCTACCAATTGTAGCAAAAGTAACATCGCTGATTTCTTTTGATTTAAAGCTAGCGGAATAGATGCTGGCATTATCAAATCCATAAGAACAATACTTCTTGTAGTTTTGTTCCAAAATTTCCTTAGTAGGAGAGAACACAAGCACTTTATCCTTGAGCCTAGCAGCTATATCTGCCAAAATCAATGATTTGCCCGATGCAGTAGGGAGCACTTCCAGAGCGTTCCAATTTTTCTTTTCATCCAAGAAAAACTCAACTGCCTTCTTGCTTGCTTCTTCTTGATATGGTCTTAATTTAAACTTCATTTCACAAATAATATGAAATCACTTTTGTTACTATATAGGAATACACAAGTCTTATGCATAACAAAAGCCAATAGAAAAATGACCTTACAGTTTTTATGGTGTGTCTCACCAAGACGATTGCAAAGGTACGAAGAATAATTTAATAATGCAAATAAATTAGTGTCTATAATTGCGACTATAACATTATTTAAACCTTATTAATTGTCTTTTTCTTCATTCATTTTCAGAATTAGAGCCGCATAGTATTTATAGAGTTCCTGTAATTCAAACACCGACCAATTCTTTGCTTGATGCTTCATTACTTCCAGTAAATCGACTTGTTGTTCTCCGAGCCGCTTTACTTCTTCCATATCTAAAGGAACGTGAGGATGCTTTTGCAAATAAGCCAATCTTCCAAGCTTCATTACTAAATTCTTTCTATAACCGATAAGATGGTCAGAAGAGAATCTGTTGCATCGTTTGCATTCCGCATTCTGATTACGTGTATCAAAGCGCAAACTCATATGAGTTCGTCCGCAATAATGCCCATTGTCGGCTTGGTCGATTGGCAATATTCGTCCACAACTGATACATCTGAAGTACTTATAGTGAAACTCTCTAGAGTCTCTCATGCGGATATAAACCGACATAAGCCTATCTAGCTTGTCAACCCACTTTTGCTTCTCGCTCCTTTGGTGTTTAGGCTTCTTTCCTCCTTTGTTAAATCTATCATAATATCCCATAACTTTATTCTTTGTTAAATCTAGAATCGTATTTCCATCTAAAATCACCACAATAGTAGCCTTTTACGCAAGCCCTCGTAATGTTCCTACGGATAAGTCCTAGTTTCCTTGCAGCATCAGCTGCCGATTTATACCAATGAACCTGCTCTCCATATTCGTCAATAGCTATTACTGGTCTTGAATTCCATCCGGCTAATTTCGGATTTCCTTTTCCTTGGTATGTTTCCAAATTTTTGCGCATAGCATCTTGCTTCTCCTTCGGTATACCCATTTCATTCCAAGATATGCCTTTATTCCAAGGCTTGTGCCCTTTAGGAAAATACCCATGATGTTTTACATTAGGTGGAATATATAATTCGTAATTTCCTTTGCTCTGAATATTTTCTAAAATATAATCTCTTTCCATAGTTGCTGCTGTGGGGGTCGATTGACATACTCACTCGCTACTTGCAAGGAATTGTTGGGTGACTAACGTGGCTGCGCCCTTGCGAGTGCTTGGGTGACTTGCTACCACTCCCCAATTCGGCAATGCCCTGCCGAAGTATATTCTCAGCTGCAAAGAGGTCTCTAGGATGAACCGCACCACAACTAGGACAAGTCCAAACCCTATCACCCAATGACAGCCTATCATTCTTATAACCACAGGTGCAAAGGCGGCTCGATGGAAAGAAGCGGTCTATCTTATGAACCTGAACGCCATACTTCTTCGCAACGTGCTCCAACTTCACAACGAAATCACCATGAGCCAAGTCAGACATCTTTCGTCCCCAACGCTTTGTCATTCCCTCCAAGTTCAAATCCTCCAAGCAAATCAAGTCATAACGCTTGCACAACTCATGCGCTAACTTCCATTGGAAATCGGAACGCTTGTTCACAATATCCCGATACAATCGCTCCAATTCCATCTTCTTGCGCTTGCGGTTGTTGCTGCCCTTCTTACACTTCGAGAGGTTGCGAGACCTGCGCCTAAGCTCCTGTAAGTCAGCTTTAAGGAACTGGGGATTGTCAATCTCACGCCCATCACTCAAAGTCATGTACTTCTTCAAACCAAAGTCGATGCCCACGGATGCACCATTGCGTGACTTTCCGTAAGGCTCGGCTTGCTTGTCCAAGCAAAGGACAATGAAGTATTCGCCCAGCTTGTTGCGCTTGACAGTTACCCTCTTTACCTTGCCAACGTAGGGACGGCTCAAAGAGAATTTGAAAGACTTCTTTATCTTGTTTATCGTCAACACGTTTCCACTGAAGGAATAGCCATTATCCATAAAGACGAACGAACTAAATTCAACCATCTTTTTGAACTTAGGTGGACGCTTTGCATCATGTTTAAAGAAACGCTTGTAAGATATATCCAATCTATCCAACACCTCCCTAACTGTTTGACAATTAAGCAATGTTGGTTTATAACACTT